AAGAGTTTAATTAACTCAGATAAAATTAAGGTGGGTATCCGTTGGGCAGGCAATCCTAAGTTTGAACATCAGCAATTCAGACGGTTCCCAACAAACTTCATAACAAATCTGGTTAAGTACGAGGAACTACAACTTTATAGTTTACAGAGAGACCATAACACAGTATCTCTTCCCGAAGGCATTATTGATTTGCAACATATGTTGTTAAGCTGGGAAGATACAGCTGCTGCAGTTTCTAACCTTGATCTTGTTATTACAAGCTGCACGAGTATTGCACATCTTTCAGCAGCGATGGGCAAACCAACATGGATTGTTGTTCCATGTCTTCCATACCATACGTGGACGTTTAAAGCTCCTTCATCTTCCACAACACCGTATTATGAATCAGCTCTTTTGTTTAGACAAAAAACATACGGTAAGTGGAATGAACCGTTCCAAGAAATATATGAGTGCTTAGAAGAATCATATGATCTTGAACATATTGACATGCCTAACGAGGATAAAGAAGCCAAAAAGCTCAACCTGGGTTGTGGATTGAAAAAGTTTAAGGGTTATCACAATGTTGATATTTCTCCAACAGTCAAACCTGATGAAGTTGTTGATCTCAACAAAGATTGGCCTTGGAATGAAAACACCTACACACATATCGTGGCTAAAGATGTGTTTGAACATTTTGATGATCCGGTTCACGCTATTAAAGAAATGTATCGCGTTAGTGAAAATGGTGCTATCTGGGAAATTCAAGTTCCTCACTGGAGATGTGATACTGCTTTAGATGATCCAGGTCATAAACATCTTATAACACTCGGGTTATTTAATTTGTTTGATCAGCAAAAAGCAATGCAACGGATTCAAGCAGGGGAAAGCGACTCGCCACTCGCTTTTGAACATGATATAGATATTAATGTATGTGACACTCAGTTTGTATACACCGCCCCATGGCAACATAAGATCCAGCGCGGAGAAATTACAAACGAAGAATTGACGTATGCACTCAATCACTTTAATAATGTTGCTCAAAGTATGATTATGTTGATCCAAGTTCATAAACCTGGACGGTATGGTAAAGCTGAATACGAGCAGGAAATTGAGAAAATTTTAAATGACCAAAAATTATGAGTTTACTGTTGCGTTTAACCCTGAAGCCACTCAAAAGAATATTTCCCACATCATAAACACGTTTGGTATCCCTTCAACTATTGTTGAGATTGGATGCTATGAGGGTTACACGACGTGTTGGATGGGTGACGTTCTTCATCGTTACAATCCTCATCTAAATATTTACGCAATTGACCCTCACAGCGATAGTGTGGATATTCATGAAAATATGGATGAAGCCGGTGCAAGATTCCAGAAAAATATTTCTCAATGTTTGACAAAAAACATTCATTACATCAAGAAAAAATCTGAGGATGGGTTAATTGACCTTATCAACCAGAATGTTCAACCTGAATTTGTATACATCGATGGGGATCATTTTGCTAGTGCTGTTCTGACAGACTTAGTATTATCTTTTAAAATGTTGAAGGTAGGTGGTGTTATTCTCTGTGATGATGCAACCGAGTGGAGATTTAAAGATAATAATGGCACTTACAGTGCCCAGATGAATCCACGTGTTGCAATTGAGAACTTTATTCAATGTAACTGGCATAAGGTAAAACCAATTTGGTTACCCGATATGCTTCAAACAGCATTTGTGAAATTATGTTAAACTTGTTCAGAAGCAATGATATAAACGTTGAGTCAGCGTACATTATAACGCTAAAAGATAATGTCAATTCACTGAAATATTCAGCACAATGTCAAGAATCGTGTAAACATGTTGGCATGCCTTATAAGGTATGGGATGCATATAATGGTTTAAACAATCCAATAATTGTTCCAGATCACAGCAAAGGTTGTAGTGTGATGAGTATGTTAAAAATCACCGATCATTATTTAACAAGGGGTGAGGTTGCTTGTGCTCTGAGCCACATTAGTTTGTGGGTTCACTGTGCAAAGATTGATAAGCCAATTGTAATTCTTGAGCACGATACTGTTATGGTTAAAAAATTTGATCAGCACCAAAGCTACAATTCTATAGTTTATCTTGGTGGCTCTGAGTGGGCTCAACAAGGTTGGAAGATGTATCCAATTCCACCACACGCTTCAGAAGGGCCAAATCATCTTTTTATTTGTAGAGCTCATGCATATAGTATTGATCCAGCTATGGCGAAGAATTTAATTTCCCACGTAATAAAAATGGGTATATGTGCACCTTTGGATATTATGCTGAGAGCTGACCTATTCAACATTACTCACCAAGGTTTGTATGCGTATGATGTGATGTCTGATAAAACGGATACAACGATAAAAGCCCGACCATTTGATGGTAGAACTACAAAAAGAAACGATAAATTAGAGGATTAGGTGTATTCTTGTTGTATATAAATACCATGAGAGAAATGGTTAGGAGCTGAAAATGGCTGTTCCTGCAACAAGAAATGACTTCAAAGAATACTGCCTTAGAAAACTTGGTAAGCCAGTTATTGAAATTAACGTCGATGACGATCAAGCAGAGGATCGTATAGATGAGGCGTTGAAATACTACTGGGATTACCATTTTGATGGCACTGAGATGATTTATTACAAACATCAGATAACATCTCAAAACAAATCAGATCGCTACATCACGCTTCCCGATAATGTGATTGGTGCGGTTCATCTATTTCCTATTGGTGATCCTGCTGTCTCCAGCGATGATCTGTTCAACATTAGATATCAGATAGCTCTAAATGATCTATACACGCTTACTAGTGTTTCAATGATTCCATACTACATGGCCATGGAGCACATTGCGTTCTTGCAGGAAATGCTCGTTGGTAAGCAGCCTATCCGCTACAATCGTCACCGTAATACGCTGCACCTTGATATGGATTGGGAAAAAGTAAATGTTGGTGATTATATTGTTGTGCAGGCATATCAGATTGTTGACCCTACAACCTATACTGATGTTTGGGGCGATAGATGGTTGCAAAACTACTGCACACAACTTATTAAACAGCAGTGGGGTTCAAACTTAATTAAGTTTGAAGGAATGCAGCTTCCTGGTGGAGTACAATTTAACGGTCAGAAGCTTTACGACGATGCAACAGCAAAACTTGATGAGATGGAAAAAGAAATGATCGATAGCTTCTCATTACCAGTCATGGATATGGTGGGCTAGTTCGAAACTTTTATAAATACTCTCAAGATGTTTAATTTCAGGAGAGTAATATGAAAGAGAAATATGGGTTTGTTTATATTTGGAGAGACAAAAAACATAACAGATATTACATTGGATCACATTGGGGCACCATAGACGATGGTTATGTTTGTAGTTCTGATTGGATGAAGAAAGCTTATAAGCGCAGGCCACAAGACTTTAAGCGTCGGATATTAGAACACGTGGAAGCTAGCAGAGGTGATTTGTTGGCAACTGAATATAAATGGTTAAGCATGATTAAGAAAAGTGAGCTTGGTAAGCGATACTATAACTTAAATAACTATTTGAATGGTCATTGGACCACAGACAGTGAAAAAAGATTAACAGTCAGTGAAAAATTATCACGTGCTCAAAAGAAAAATTTTGAAAATCCAGAGTATAAAGCACGATTTATGGAAACAAGAAAAAACTTGCCTCCACAAACAGCTGAAACAAGAGAAAAAAGAAGAGTATCAATGCTAGGTAAAAATGTTGGTCGACCAAAAACAGAAAAGTTTTACGAGAGCCGTAAAAAGCTAAGAGGTGTTTGCAAACATTCCCCAGAACACATACAGCATCTAAAAGAGACAAGCACTTTTAAAATGTTAAATAAAACAAAGGTTGTTTGCAACATATGTGGTACAGAGGGTAATGTGGGAAATATTGCTCGTTACCACAATGACCGCTGCAAGCTTGCAGGAGTAATGTAATTGGCTACTAATTTCTACTTCAATAATTTTCAGAGTAGCCAGGAGCAGCTACTCATTGAAAACCTTGTAATCGAGTCTATTAAAATATACGGGCATGATGTTAAGTATATTCCACGTGTAATACAAAATAAAGACAAGATTTATGGTGAAGATAGACAGACATCAAAATACATTAATGCTATTGAAGTTGAAATGTACATTAAAAATGTTGAGGGGTTCCAGGGCGAGGGGGACTTTCTTTCAAAGTTTAACCTACAGATTCGCGATCAAATCACGTTCACAATAGCTAGAAGAACATTTGGTGACGAGGTTGGAAGTATAATGTCATTGGATCGCCCACGTGAAGGCGATCTTGTGTATTTTCCATTAAACAAAAAAGTATTTGAGATTAAGTTTGTTGAGCACGAGTCGATATTTTATCAACTTGGTGCGCTTCAAATGTTTGATCTCAAATGTGAGTTATTTGAATATAACGGCGAAGTGTTTGAAACGGGTGATTCAGAAATTGACGCTCTTTATGAAAACAACTTCCTCGGTAAACCTATTTCTGAACCAATTGTCACTGATGATAGATACGAGAATACAATAATAACACAGGCTGGGGATGCCCTTGCAACGGAAGGGGAAGCAAGTATCGAAGAGATTGATCCAGCAGCTGAAAACATTACAATACAAAATGAGGCTGCTGGTTTCCTTGATTTCTCTGAAACAAACCCATTTAGTGAAGCAGGGAGATTTTAATGTTTGGTAATAAGTTTTATCACGGATCTATTCGTAAGTATGTTACTCTTTTTGGTACGTTGTTCAATGATATTGAAATAGATCGTGTTGCTTCTGATAACAGCGTGTACCAGACAATTAAAGTGCCGATTGCTTATGGACCTAAAGAAAAAGTTCTAGCAAGACTTGATCAGGATCCAAATCTGAATCGTAAGTATGCTGTATTGCTGCCAAGAATGTCTTTTGAGCTGACAAACATAAACTACGCAAGTGAAAGAAAGCTCCCTACAATTAATCGAAACGTGAATACAGCA